AAGCAGGAAATGGACCTTCTGTTTTCGAATTCCAAGGCAATTTCGTCGATCAGTCCAATGTTAGGGTCATTCCTACTGCGTCTGTACCCGTAACGACCGTTCAGAAGGCGATGAACGGCGGTGAAATTGAAGATGTATCCTCTATTAAGTATTTTGCTCCAAGACTTTATTCTGCCCAATACAGAGCAGTTACATCAAGAGACTATGAAGCAATTATTGCTTCAATTTATCCCAACACAGAGTCGGTTGCTGTTGTTGGTGGAGAAGAATTGAGTCCACCGCAGTATGGAACTGTTCAGATCAGCATTAAACCAAAGAATGGAACATATGTTTCAGACTTTGACAAGAGAAATATTCTGAATAAAATCAAACAGTATTCAATTGCTGGTATTAATCAGAAGATTGTCGATCTCAAGGTTCTCTATGTTGAGATTGACTCCAACGTTTACTATAACACAACTCAAGTTACCAATGTTGATGACTTGAGAACCAATGTTATTGATTCTCTCACCAAATATTCAAAAGACGTTGATATGAATCGTTTTGGTGGACGATTTAAGTACAGTAAAATCCTTCAACTGATTGATCGTGTTGATAACGCAATTACTTCTAATATCACAAAGGTGAAGATTAGAAGAGATATGAAAGTATTGATCGGACAATTCGCTCAATATGAGGTTTGTTTCGGAAATAGATTCCACGTAAATCCAAATGGACTGAATATCAAGTCTACAGGATTTAGAATTGCAGGTGATTCTTCAACAGTATACTTAACCGATGCTCCAATCATTGGTACAGGACTGAATCAGGTTTCCAATGCTGCAGATGCATCACAAATCTTCTTACGTAGACCACAATCTCTTGATATTGAGAAGGGTATTCTTTCTTTAGTTAAGATCGATGCAAACGGTAATCGTGTGGTTGTTGCAAAAGAAGCAGGAACTATTGATTATAAGAAAGGTGAAGTCATTCTTAACACTGTGAATATTGTTGAAACAGATGCACCAAACAATATTATTGAGATTCAAGCATATCCAGAATCGAATGATGTTGTTGGACTCAAAGATCTATATTTGAGTTTTAGTGTTTCCAATAGTACAATAAATATGGTTAAAGATGTCATTGCATCTGGTGAAGATATTTCTGGCGTGTCTTTCACAAGAGATTACTATACTTCAAGTTACTCAAACGGAGATCTAGAGAGGAAATAAAATATGTCGCATTTTGAGAAGAGAGTGCAACTCAATAAAATTATTGAGAGCCAACTTCCAGAATTTTTAGTTGCAGATTTTCCAAAAGCTGTTGAATTTTTCAGACAGTACTACCTGTCTTTGGAGCATCAGGGTGGTAATGTAGATCTCGTTGATAATCTAGATCGCTATATCAAGTTGGATAACCTCATTCCAGAGGTTGTTGTAGGACAGGTATCTCTTACTTCTCCCGTATCAAGTTCTGATACGACTATTAGTGTTACCTCAACAAAAGGATTTCCAGAGGAGTATGGTCTCATCCAGATCAATGATGAGATTATTACCTATACTGGAATCACCGACACTACATTCACAGGTTGTGTTCGTGGATTTAGTGGTATTACTGGATATGATGTTGGTATCTCCAGCGTATTCAGCAATGTAAACAAGCAAAATATTATTTTTTCTCAATCTTCTGCAGCAGATCATACACAAACTGCAGTTGTAAAGAACTTAAGTGTTCTTTTCTTACAGGAGTTCTATAAGAAATTAAAGAGAACCTTTACTCCAGGACTGGAAGAGTATGACTTCGTTTCCGATCTTAACGTAGGAAACTTCGTCAAACACGCAAGAAACTTCTATCAGTCTAAAGGTATTGCAGAGTCGATTAGAATCCTCTTCAAGGTCCTCTACGGCGTCAATGCTGAAGTATTAGACCTGGAAAGCAGACTGATCAAACCATCTTCTGCAGAGTATATCAGAAGAGAAGTTGTTGTAGCACAAAATATTTCTGGCAATCCATTTGCATTAGAAGGTCAGACCATTTACAAATCCAATGATCTGAATACTAATGCATCTATTTCTGATGTTGAAATCTTCACAAGAGATAATCAGACTTACTATAGACTTGGTATATTTGTAGGATTTAATGATAGAGATCTTGTAGAAGGTATTTTTACAATTCCTGGAGCATCTAGATCTCTGGAACCAGTTGAAGTAAATGATTCTGTCATTAGTGTTGACTCAACAATTGGATTTGGTCAGACTGGTACTATCATATCTGGCAACAACAAAATTGACTATACCTCGAAGAGTATCAATCAATTCTATGGATGTACTGGCGTTACCAGCAGAATTGAACTCGGAGATCTTGTAAGAGCAGATGAAACAGTCTTTGGATATGAGAATGGTGATACTGAAAAGAGATGTGATTTAAGAATTACTGGTGTTCTCTCCAATTTCAAGGCACTTTCTGATATTCCTCTTATGGAAGAGGATGAAGTCATTTATTCAAGAAATGTTGGAGAAGTCATTGACAACCCAATCAGTGATAGAACTTACAAAGAGATCTTTGCAAACTCCTGGATCTATAACACTAGTGCAAGATTCAAGGTAGAATCTATTTCCTCATCAGTATTCACACTTGCTTCTAGCATCGATAAGTCCAGTCTAAAGGTTGGAGACTTTGTTGAGGTACTAGTTGGTAATAGCAATACAGTCGTAGTACCTAATCCCGGTGCATCAAATTCTTCTTTTGCACAAGTTTCAAATATAAGTCCATCAACAAGAGAAGTTACTCTTTCTAATACTGGATCATTTACACCATCACCAAATGTTGAGTATAGTATTAGAAGAAAGGTTGTAAAATCAAAGAGTTCTAATGTAATCATTTCGGTCGGAAATGATGTTTATATTGCCAATACTCTGAATGTCTACACTGATGATTCTAGTGAGTATGGATATGTTGCATCAAATTCACTGCCTGGATACAGTATTGTAGATAATATTATCGAATCCAATTTACCAAATGGATTCATTACTACCATTTCAAATAATAATGTACAAGGTCTTGGTGACTACAGTACATTCTTGAAGACTTATGGAAGCATTAAATTTCCACAACCAACTAACTTAAGGAATGGTGATGAAATTGTATATACTGCTCAAAGTCCTCTTATTGGATTAGAGTCTGGTGAATCATACTTTGTTAAGATTGTTGCATCAAATGAAATTAGATTATTCACATCAAAGTCTCAACTTGCAAGTAATGCGGACTTTATTAGATTTAATCCAAACTTTGGACCAGGAGCACACAATTTTACATTAAAGCGTCACGAAAATAGAACTCTTTCTGGTAAGAGAATTGTCAGAAAGTTCCCTCTTATCCAATCCTTTGACAAGAAAGGTAGTGATAATCGCTCAAGTTCTAATGTTGGAATCTTGATCGATGGTGTTGAGATTGTAAGTCCAGAGTCTCAAGATAAGATTTACTATGGACCACTCAAAGAATTTGAAGTTCTCAATGGAGGTAAGGGATATGATGTAATCAATCCTCCAGTACTTTCCATTGAAGATATTGCTAAAGATCCAAAGATTGGTATTCCAACAGGAACTGGTGCTAAAGTCGAACCTGTTGTTATTGGTAGTGTACAGCAGGTTATTGTTGATCCTCAAGACTTTGACTTTGATGAAATTTTATCAGTATCTCTGACTGGTGGAAATGGATCTGGTTGTTCACTGGAACCAGTTGTTGGGCAAAGATTCCGCGAAATGTCATTCGATAGTCGTAGACTGTCTCTCGGTGGTGGTATTGATATTTCAAATGAGACTATTACATTCTTACAACCTCATAGTCTTACCGATGGTCAGCATGTTATTTACAATCAAAATGGTAATGATCCAATTTCTATTGGTGCTGCCTATGACCCAACAAATGCAGTAACGGGATCTTTGGTTAGTGGTGATGAATATGTTGTTAGATTCGTAAACACCAGCACAATCAGACTGTTTAAGAATGATGCTGATGCTTTTACTGGAACCACAGGTATTAACACTATTGGTCTTTCAACAGCAACAACTGCTAGTGGAATCCATAAGTTTAGAACTTTATCTCAAAATAATTTGAGAAGTATAAAGGTTCTTAATTCTGGATCTGGATATTCTTATAGAAAACTTAGAGTAAAATCTTCAGGAATTTCGACCGAATATAATACAATTAACTTTAAGAACCACGGATTTGAGACAGGTGAGATTGTAACATATGAATCAACTGGAAATTCAATTGTTGGTTTATCTTCTCTGAATCAGTATTCAGTTCAAAAGTTAACTTCAGATAGTTTTAGAGTTGTAAATGTTGGTGTTGCTGGTACATTTGCAGATGACCTGAATAAATCAAAGTATGCAAGATTTGATTCTGTTGGAAGTGGTTATCATATTTTCCAATATCCTCCAATTAAGGTTACTGCAAATGTCTCTTTTGGATCTACAATAGGAAGTTTCGTATTCACACCTACTATTACTGGTGAGATTGTTGACGCATATCTCTATGAATCTGGAACCGGATATGGTTCTACAGTATTCAATCTACACAAAAAACCAAGAGTTACTGTTAGTGAAGGTAAGAATGCTCAACTCAATCCTATCATTTCAAATGGTAGAATTGTTGCTGTTCAGGTATTGAATAAAGGATCTGATTATATTTCAACTCCAGAACTTGTTATTGAAGATTCTTCTGGTGGAACTGGAGCAATCTTGAGACCAGTAATTGTAAACAATAAAGTAGATGATGTTATAGTAATTAATCCAGGTATTGGATATGGTGAATCTACAACTACAATATATGTTGATTCTAGAGGATCTGGTGCAATCTTTGATACCAGAGTTAGAGATCTCACTGTAAATGATGCTTACAGATTTGGTAAAATTTCAGAAACCAGATCGAGTAAAATCTATTCAAGTCTTTATAAAGATGAGAAGCAAGACTCCTTGGTATATGGAATGTATGGATATTCCGAAGATCTTGCTTCTAATTTCGAAGGATTAACAGGAGCACACTCTCCTATTATTGGTTGGGCATATGACGGTAATCCAATCTATGGTCCGTTTGGATATCAACAATCTGATAATATTCAGTCTGGTATCATTAGAGTAAGACCTGGATATGAATTAAATTCTAGTGCTGTAGTCAACAGACCACCAGATTATGATGCTGGATTCTTCATTGAAGATTATCAGTTTACAGATACTGGTGATCTTGACGTACATAATGGAAGATTCTGTAAGACACCAGAATTTCCAAATGGAATTTATGCATACTTTGCAGGTGTTACAACAAGTACTATTTCTCCAGATTTTGTTCCTTCATATCCATACTTCGTTGGAAATAAGTTTAAGTCTGAAGTTATCCAAGAAAATCTTATTTTAGATCAAGAATTTGATTTCAATGGACAAAATCTTGTTCGTAATACATTCCCATATAAAGTCAATGATCCAAATGCTGATTATGACTTTATCAATGAGTCATATGAAATCTTAGATCAACAGTCAGTTGTTGAATCAGTTACTTTAGGTGATGTTGATGATATTCAAGTAATTGATGGTGGTGTGGGATATTCTATTGGTGATAGAGTAAACTTTGACTTTGAAGGTACAAATGGATCTGGATTGAGAGGAGAAGTTCAAGAACTTAAAGGTGCTGGAATCTCTTCAATTACCACAGAATTAGAAGCAAATACAAACTGCGTCTTTGTTTGGGATAATGACAATCAAGTCTCCGCATACACTCGCTTTGGATTTGATTTAAACAATAATGATACTGTACTGGTAAGTGGTCTTTCAACTTCAGTACCATTCCTTGCAGGATCCAAGAGAATTGGATTTACCACAGAGTCTGTAAGTCTTGGTGGAACAATGACTAGTTACACCGGTTTTCCTGGTGGAAAGTCTGAAGATATTTTTGTTTCTTCAAGATTTAGAACGGTATCTATTGGAAATTCTTTGACAATTGTTTCTTCTAGTGGTGAAGAAGTTGTAAAAGTTCTCAATGATTTTGAGAATGGTGTATTGAGAGTTAAGAGATTCAATAGTGCTGGTGCAGCACACTCCTTTGGAAGTGCGTTGAATCTTTCTTCGGATAGAGTTAAACTGCCAGTAAAGACTACTAAATTTGATTCTCAAAGAGATAAGTTAGTATTCTTTAATGCAGCAAAATCTGTAGGTATTGGAACTACAATTGGTGCAGCAGTAAATAAGACAATTCAAATTGGTGTTACCACATCAAATGTCTCTGTTCCTTGCAGATCGATCTATCTTCCAAATCACGGATTTAAAACTGGAGAAAGACTGACATTTACCAAGACTACCACTGCAGGTGTAGACTCACTGATTGTTGGTAATGATACAACAAATCAAAATACTTTCTTCATTCCAGATACCAACACATTAACTTCTGAAGTTTATGCAATCAATAAGGGTAAAAATTATATTGGTCTGACTACACAAGTCGGTCTTACTACATCCACAGAAGGTCTTTTCTTCTATAGTGATGGATCTGATAATGCAGAGTATCTGTTGCAAACAAATAAGAATCAAGTTCTTGGAAATGTTGATAGAATAACCACTATTGTTAGTACTTCTGCAACACATGGTCTCCAAAATAGAGACGTTATTAAACTGAATGTTGTACCAAACACCGTTGTAGGTTTTGGAACCACTGCTGCATTGAGCATAAAACTCAATTCTAATGATAAGAAAATTCTCGTCAATCCTCTGGGAATCAATTCAACTGCTATCAGTATTGCCGATGGTTCGTTTACCTATGCAAATCACGGATATGAGACAGGTGACAAAGTATTCTACGAGAGCACCCAGATTGCCTCTGGATTGTCTACTGGAACTTATTATGTAATCAAGGATAGTATTAATAAGTTCAGACTTGCAGAGACTCTATATGAGTCACGTCCTGCGACCGAAAAGGCAGTTACCATTACAGCAACTGGTGGTGTAAATCATTATATCTCGGGCATTAATCCAAAGATTACTGTTGTAAGAAATAGCGATCTTCAGTTCAATCTCCAAGATCCTTCTTTGAGAGGATATCAGTTAAAGATCTACACAGATAAAGAATTCACTAATGAGTATATTAGTTCTGGAGATAGTAGAGACTTCAATGTAGTTGGTCTTGGTAGTGTAGGATTTGGAACTGCTTCAAATGCAACTTTAACCCTCAAGCACTCCACGAACGTACCATCAAAACTCTATTATGCATTAGAGAAAGGTGGATACATTAGCACTGCAGATACTGATGTTACAGACTATTCTGAAATTAGATATGAGAATAGTGAATACAACGGAACTTATTCTGTATTCGGCATTTCAACTACTACGAACACACAGTTTAAGATTTCTCCTTTCAGATATCCAAGTGTTCTTTCTTATACTGATGATGATTGCGATTCTCTCGAATATACCACAAGATCTGCAAATGCACTCAATGGAAGCATTGCAAAAGTAAAAATCATTTCTAAAGGATTCAACTTTGATAAACTTCCCAAGTTTGATGGTGTTACATCGACTAACGGAATCAACGCAAATATTATTGGCGTTTCTACTTCGATCGGTAGAATCAATAAAGTTAGATTCCGTGACATTGGATTTGATTATCCTTCAGATAAGACTTTACGTCCTGAAGCATTCGTCCCACCAATTATCAGACTTGATAATTTAGATACTATTCAGGAAATTGATATTGAGTATGCTGGTGCAAGATACTTGAGTGATCCAGATCTTCTCCTCTGGAATGATACTAAAAATGAAGTTGTAGATTCTACGACTCTGATTGCAAAGGCACCAAATGGATCAATTTCTGAAGTCGAACAACTGGCACCAATATTTGGTCTGGATTCGGAACCACATAGAATTATTGCTGTCAACAATTCTAACGGTGTTGGTATTGTCTCTATGGTTAGTGGACCAACAGGTATTGCAACCTGCGTCCTGAAGACACCTATTCTTGGTTATACTTCACCTCCATTTGCAGTTAATGATAGAGTATTTGTTGAAGGAATTGAGATGTCATCCCCAGATGGATCTGGATTCAATTCTAGTGACTACAACTATCAACTCTTCAAGGTAACTCAATTTGCAAACACTAGCCCAGCATCACTGACATTTGAACTTGTTGATGATGCAGGAGTTGGTCTCACAACAAATGCTGGTATTGCAAAGACTTATCAGTCTGGTTATGCAACCATTATTAATGAGGCAAACTATCCAGTAATCAAGATTAAGCAGAAGAGAGGAACATTCTCCAATAATGAGAGATTGTTTGTTAATAGAAATTCAACTGGGTTCCAATCTCAAGATGTATTTGTATCTCTGGTAAGAGATGATTACATTAAAGTTACTGGCAGATTTGATCTGCGTAAAGGTGATAAAGTTAAGGGAACTATCAGTGGTGTAATTGCTGAAGTAACCAGTGTTGATAGAAAGAGAGCAAAGTTTGAAGTTGACTATTCTTCAAGACTTGATCTTGGATGGAATGATGATATTGGTAAGATTAGTGAAGATTATCAGGTAACTCCAGATAATGACTATTATCAGAATCTTTCATACTCTATCAAGAGTCCAATCACTTGGAATGAACTTTCCACACCAGTAAACAGCATTGTTCACCCAGCAGGTCTTAAGAACTTTGCAGATGTTGGAGTTACTTCCGAAGCATCTAGTGGTGTTGGTCTCGGTGGATCTACAACTTCTATTGTTATTTTGGATGTTGTAAATGAAAGAAGAGTTGACATTATCAACAACTTTGATAATACAGTAGATGTTGATCCAAGGATTAGTCCAGTAAGCGGACTTACACAGTCTAACGCTCTCCAAATTCAAAATAGAAAATTAACTGACTATCTTGAGTGTAGAACTAACAGAGTTCTTATTCACGACGATATTAGCACCAAATTCTCTAGCAGGGGATTCAAGGATACCTTTGTTGAAATTGAAGAGATTGATTTTGTTGACAATCATGTAAGATATGTTGTACAGATTGTTGATCCAGATACTTCTGATGTTCAACTTTCTGAACTCGTAGTACAAGCGTCTACAGATGAGATATTTGTATTTGAAAAGTATACTACATTCTCCGATAGAAAACTTGGAGACTTTAGTGCTACTATCGATGGTGAAAGAAAGACCCTTGTCTTCACTCCAACCGATCCTTTCGAAACTGATCATGATATTAAAGTTTTGAAGAAAACCTATCTGTATCAAGCACTTCCTCCCGGAAATTCTGGTATAGGTACACAGACAATTGGATCTGTAGATTTGGTAAGTTCTTTTGTTGGTCTCTCTAGTGTTCCTGGAGGAAACTCTATCGGAACTTTGGCAGAGTTTACTGATACTGATTTTAATGGATTATTTGCAAATGTCGAAATCACTAACAGATTTACTGGCGAAACAAATTATGTTGAAGCAGCAATCGACTTTGATGGAACAGATACTTATGTAAGCGAATACTATTTTGATCACGTAAGTCAGTCTTACAGTGCATCATCTGTTGGACTTGTAAGTGCAATCTACGATTCTGCTTCTGGTATTGTTTCCGTAAGAGGTCGCAACTTTAGTGATATTGATGCGTTCGACTACAGAACACATATTGTTGGATTTGGCAACACTACTTCTGGAATTGGAACATATAGATTCCTTCTGAACAATCAACCAACAGGAAGTGAAAGAAGTGCAAGATTGGAATCTGTTATTGGATTTGGTACAGACGTTGTAAGAGCAGGAACATTTGATATCAATACTATTGCTTCTTCCGCATCTATTGTTCGTGTTTCTGCTGGAGCAACTTCAGCAATACATCAAGTTACTATTCTTGCTAACAACAAAGATCTTGATGTAACGGTTACACCTGGACCATTTGCTCCTGTAAACAATGTGACTGGTCTTGGAACTTTTGGTGGAGAAGTTGTGGGAACAAACTTCCACTTGAATTTCTACCCAGATGCTCCATTCAATGTTGAACTTCAGTCCTTTAATGAAGTATTCTACAGAGAAATGGATTTTGACAACCAAGCAAATCCACTTTCATATGGTCCAACCAATCAACTTCTCTTCCTCTCTGCTTTCGATGGACTGAATGGATTGAGAGCAAATAGAGTCAACTTCCCACTAACCCACGAAGGAAAACCAATCTATGTCAAGAAGTTTGATCCAACTGATACTACTAAACTGAATTATGCAACTGGCGTGTTCACAATGCCAGACCACTTCTTTAATACAGGAGAAGAGGTTCTTTATCATCCAGTTTCTACATTCATTGGAGTCGGTCAAACTTCAATGGGAATTGGTGCAACTTCAAACTACCTTGGTATTGTTACTGACAAATTACCAGAGAAAGTCTATCCAATTGCACTGACCCCAGATACATTTAAGTTAGCAACAACACCAGATTTCGCAAGGGCAGGTGTATCAGTTACATTTACTGATGCTGGTCTTGGAAATGCTCACGAACTTGAATTCACCAAGAAGTTGAGTAAAACTGTTATTGCTATTGATGGTATCGTACAGCAACCCATCACATTCACACCAGTTAATCATAAACTTGACTTCAACGGTCATTATCTGTCTGGTGGAATTTCTGCTGGTATCTCTACTTTTAATATCAGTGGAATCTCTTCAGTTCAACCAAGAGATTTGCTGAAGATTGATAGTGAATATATGAAAGTTATTGAAGTTGGTTTCAGTACCAACGTTGGTGGTGAAATTCTTGGTCCTATCAATGGTCTTATCGCTGCTGGCGCTGCTGCAACATTCCCAACTGTTTCTGTTGAGAGAGGATCTGTTGGAACAGCAGCAACTACACATACAGATGGAACTACTGTACAAGTTTACAGAGGTGCAATCAACATTGTTAAGAATGAGGTATTCTTCATTGAACCTCCTAAAGGAAACAATAGAGCACGCAGAAATGAGAGTAATCTTCCATATGTAACTGCACAGTTCTCTGGAAGAACTTTCTTGAGATCTAACTATGATACCAATATGGTATTTGATGATATTTCTGACCAGTTCACTGGAATTGGAAAAACATACTCACTCAAAGTTGGTGGTGCAGATACAACAGGTGTAGAACCTGGTAATGGCATTCTGTTTATTAATGGTGTATTCCAAACACCCTCTACAGACAATAATGCTGGAAACAACTACGAAATTGAAAGAAATACTACATCAGGTATTACTAGCGTAGTATACACCGGGATTACCTCTGTCGATGGATCCTATATTCAGTCGGAATTTGATATCAACCAGAACCAACTCCCAAGAGGTGGTCTGATTGTTTCCTTGGGTTCAACACCTGGTCTTGGTTATGCACCTCTTGTTGGTGCAAAAGTTAAGGCAGAAAAGAACTCTATTGGAGAAATCACTAATATCATTGGAATCAATACATATACATCTTCAGTTTCTATCAGCACCGCACTTTATAATGAAGTAACAGGAATTCTAGAAATTGAAACCAGTGATTCTCACAATTTGCGTGGTGGTGACAGAGTAAAACTTGCAAATCTTGAGTTTAGTTGTTCTTCTGCTCACGCAGGGGTAACAACAACAATCTTCCCAGATTATGATTATGCTCTGGATGTAGAGAACGTAATTTCAGCAACTGAAGTTGCAATTAACGTTGGTCCAAGCACTATCGCACACACATATGAAACAGGTGGAACCGTTGCGAGATTCTTTGATCTCAACTTTGGATCGGGTTATAGAGGACCAATTTCTATTGGTGTTACTGACCTTGCATACGAGCATAAGTTTGTAAGATCTGCTACTAATAGCATTACTGCAAGCACTGGAGGACCATTCACACCAACTAAAGCGAAGTTTACTTCACATACTGGTGTTCTTCAACTGACAATTCCAAATCACGGTCTGACCACTAGTGATACGATTGGAATTGCTACTGATGGTTTGATATTCACTTGCTCTGATGATGATTTCTTCACGGAGCAACCATATCCAAGATCAACTGATCCTGCTGCAGGGGCAACACTTGGAATCACCACATTCACCACAAATACAATCAGTGTTGGTGTTGGATCTGCTGGTGGTGCTGGAACTGGTGCAGTAGTTCAAGCAACTGTTGGTGCTGGTGGAACATTAGCATTCTCAATCACCAATGCAGGTCAAGGATATGTAAATCCATCAATTATTATTCCAGAACCAAATTATGAGAATATGGAAATTGTTGGTGTATCAAGACTTGGTGTTGGTGCAACAACTGAAGTTGGAAAAAATCTTCTCCTAAACCTGACGGTAGGTTCCGCAAACACAAGTGTAGGTATTGGATCTACATTATTCCTGATTGATTCCTTCAAGATTTCAAGATCTGGATATGCATTCCAACCTGGTGATGTTATGAAAGTCGTAGGTCTTGTAACTGCAAAAGACTTTGCAGCACCTATTGCTGATTTCCAACTTGAAGTTGTTGAAACCTTTACCGATAGATTTGCTTCCTGGTCTTTCGGTCAAATGGATTATATTGATAGTATCTTTGGTTATCAGAATGGAACAAGAAAGAGATTCCCACTCTACTACAATGGTGAGTTGTTAAGTTTTGAGTTGGATCCAAACAATCCACTTTCATCTGCTATCGATTTGGATTCCGTTCTCGTTATCTTTGTCAACGGTGTTCTTCAGACCCCTGGTTATGCATATCAGTTTACTGGAGGAACTTCATTCTTGTTTACTGAAGCACCAAAAGTAAATGATAAGGTTGATATCTTCTTCTATCTTGGTCAAGATGGTGTGGACGTTCTTCAGGTTGAAACTACAGAAACAATTAAGGTTGGTGATAATGTTTTCGTAAGAAAACATCCATCATTCGAATCGACCGAAAATCAACTTCGTGAAAGATCTATTACAGAAATCACTGGATCTGATGTCGTTGAAACCGATGTATATACTGGTCCAGGTGTAGATGACACTATCTTCAGACCATTTGATTGGATTAAACAGAAGAAAGACATTTATGTTAAGGGTGACATTATTAGTAAAGTAAGACCTGTATTAGAGACCAAAGTATTCCCAACTGCAAGAATCATTGGTGATGTAACTTCTAATTCTTCAGAGATCTTTGTTGATAACGCACAGTTCTTCGATTATGATGAAATTATTCTTGATCTGAATCAGAATACATTCACATTTGACGCATTTATGATGGATTCCAATGAACCCGTTTCTGCAGCATTTACTTCCACCGTTTCTATTGCAGGTACAGTTTCAGCAGTAACCATTGATAATGTTGGTGCTGGATATACAACTTCTACAATTGATATTAGATTCTCTGCACCTAAAGAAGTTGGTGTTGGTGTTGGAACCACCGCAACTGCAACTGCAACCATTACAAATGGTCAAGTTTCTGCAGTTACAATCACCAATCCTGGTTTCGGATATACAAATACAAATCCACCAAGAATTATTGCTGAACTTCCTGTTCCAACTTATGAAACCATTACTACTGTACAAAACGTACAAGGATTTAGTGGAATCATTACTGGAATTAGCACAACAACAGGAACTGGTGGACATCCACTTGCATTGAAGTTTAACTTCCGCGCAATGAAGGATTATGGTGAGAATGGTGAAGCAAATGTTGCTTCGGATGCATTAGATCTGTTGGCAGGATATCCTGTTATGATCTACGATACCACCGTTGGAAATGGTGTTACTTCTGTAAACAGCAGCGATTCTGCAGTTGTTGGTATTGGAACAACCTTCCTCGACAACGTTTATGTTGTAAGTTCTATAACAAGTCTCGCATCAAATGCAGAAATCATTTGTAATGTCCACTCAAATAGTTCTGTAATTGGAATCCTTGAAAGTGGCAATTTCGATGATCTTCAGGCAGGACTAACAACTTCACTTGGTTATCTCTCCTGGGGCAGAATATACAATTATGATAACAGATCTAATGGAATTTCTATTGGAGTTACTGGTTTGACTGTCGATGCAGGATTGTCAACTTTCCCAACTATTCAAAGAAGAGGAAACTTTGGTGAAGGTAAGACTGGAGCAGTGCGTTCCAGAAAACCACGCGCCGATGGTGTAAGTCTCGAAGCGGACAACTCTCTGCCATTCTACATTCAATAATCTCCTATAAATATATAAAAAACGATAACGATGTCAGCAATTGTTACTGATCAATTTAGAATTCTGAATGCCAGCAATTTTGTTGAGTCAGTAGAAAATTCTTCTAACTCATATTATATCACTGTAGGTCTACCAAACCCAACCATTGTTGGTTATGGTAGGACAGTTGCTTGGAATACAAACCCACCAGCGCCTATTGATAGCATTGCCTATAATAGTCACGCTGGTGATGTTGTATTGTATGGTAAGAAGATCACTTCTGCTAATGTTAGAAGATTAGTTAGAAGAATTGATTGGGTTGCTGGAAGTAGATATGAAATGTATCGCGATGATTATAGCATTACAAATCCTGCCCCCATAACGAACGCATCTCGTCTTTATGATGCAAATTACTATGTAATGAATGAGGATTACAGGGTTTATATTTGCATTGAGAATGGATCTAGTGGGGATAATCCAAAAGGCAATGTATCTCAAGATCAACCAAAGTTCACTGATCTAGAACCAACTAGAGCAGGTGACAGTGGAGATGGGTATATTTGGAAGTACTTATTTACTATCTCTCCAAGTGATATTATCAAATTTGACTCTACCGAATATATTACAGTTCCAAATAACTGGGAAACAAGTTCGGATGCTCAAATAAGATCTATCAGAGAATCTGCAGATTCTAGCATCAACGAAAACCAAATCAAAACTGTTTATATTGAAAAGTCTGGTTCCAACTATGCAAATGGTTTGGGACAAGAAATGAATATCATTGGTGATGGTTCTGGAGGAAAGGTTAGAGTTGACGTTGAAGGTGGAAAGATTACAAACACTGTAGTTACTACTGGTGGTAAGGGATATAGTTATGCTCTTGTTGATTTGGGTTCTATTAACTCAAATACGACAGGAACTAGTGCGAAGTTAGTACCAGTGATCCCACCATCAAAGGGACACGGTTTTGACGTATATACTGAACTGGGAA